GCAATCGGGTTGCCAAGGTTGATGGTGGCCAGGACGGTGCCCATCGCTGACGTGCCGATTTCCAGCACGGCGGTGGTGCCGGCCTGAGAGACGACCGCCGCCATGCGGGCGATCTTGACTGCGTTGGTGTAAGTGACTGCCATGCTGATCTCCTTTACAGATCGGTTTCGAGTTGGGTGGTGCGGACGATCTCGCCCGCGGAGTTGCGTTCGATGCTGGTGTCAGTGCGCCTGGCGGGCAGCGACACGGTGATCTGGGGCGTGGGCAGCGTGGCCTCCAGGGTCACGGCTGCGGGCTCGACGACGTTTTGGACCGACACCTGCGGTGCGGCCACGTTGACGATGGGGGCGGGTATGACGATGGGCATGTTTTGGACGTCGGTGCGGATCTGTTCCAGGCTGGAGCGATGCAGCGCTGCAATGCCGCGCGCCATCTCCTCGGCCTGGCTGCGGTCAATGCCCACGTGCACGGCCACGGGTTGCGGCGCGCGCTGGTGGCTGGCCTCGAGCGCACGGGCCATGGCGTCGGCCATCAGGGCCATGGACGAGGGCTCTGGCGAGCGGGCGGCGCTGGCCTGGTCAGCCGGTGCGGTGTCTTGCGCGGCGGCGGCCGGGGCGCCGGCGCCTGGCGTGGCGTCGTAGGCGGTCAGGCGCACGCCAAACTCGGCGGCCAGGTTTTGCGCGTCGCGGATGGCGGCCAGGGTGTCCTCGAAGTCGTACCCCATGGCCGCGCTCAGGTCTTGCGGGCTCATCAGGCCGGCGCGCACCTTGAGGATGTTGGCCTCGGTGTCGCTCTTGGGGTCCACCCAGTCCCAGCGGCGGGCCTGCCACACGTGGGCGCTGAACTTGTCGGCCTTGGCTGCGGGCAGGCGGCTTCCGTTCGGCATGGTGATGCTGCCGGCCATGAGGCCGTACTGCAGCCAGGCGCGAAAGACGGGCTCCAGGAAGCTGGCGACGAACCACTCTTGCTCAGAGGCCCAGCGGTCGCGCTCTTCCAGGGTGCCGCTGCGGATGCTGCTGTAATTGACGTTCTCGAGGTCGTTGGCAAGCGAGTGGTAAGCCACGCCCCAGCCCGAGGCGATGCGCTGCAGGTGGTGCTTGACGAAGGGGCCGATGGCCTGGTCGGGGTAGCGGCTCTCGTGCGCCTGGAAGGTCACGCCAGGGGGCAGCACGTCATACGTGCCTGGCTGGGTGACGGCGATGGTTTCGCCTTGGTCGTCCACGGCGCCGATCGGGCTCTGGCCGTCAGGCGTTTGGAAAAAACCAAAGTGGTTGGCGCCGTTCTCGGCGGCCAGCAGCGCGGCCAGGCTGAACTTGCCCAGGTGGTGCAGGCTCAGCACGCCCGGGGCCATCCACGGCGCGCCGCGGGCTTGCTCGGGGCGCTCGACCTTCAGCACGTGCAGCACCTCGCCAATGGGCAGGCGGATGCGCTGGCGGCTGCTGGCGGCGCCGTCGTTGGGGTGGGCCTCAAAGATCCACACGGCCTGCGGACGGTGGAACTGGTCGATCTCCACGCCCATGACCACGGCGTTCTGGTTGCCGGCCCGCGCCATGGTGTGGGTGGTGTCGATGCGGTCCACATCGATGGCCTGCAGGGCAAAGCCGAAGCGGTTGCCGGCCTGCGGGCCACGCACGATGCGCACCAGAAACTCGCCGTCGCTGGGCAGCTGGCCGACCAGGGTTTCGCACAGGTCGCGCAGGCTCTGGCGGCCGGTGACGTCGCACGCGGCCGACCACTCGCTCCAGGCGGCCTCGATGGCCTGGTTGGCCAGGCGGTCGGGCTGGCCGGGGCCGTCTTGCACGCGGGCCTGCAGGCGGATGCCGCCCGGGCCGACGATGTTGCTCTGGCACATCAAGCGGAACTTGCGCGCGTAGTCGTTGTTGTTGATGAGCTGCCGGCAGCGGGCGCGCAAGCGGTCCAGGTCACCGCGCAGCTCCTGGTTGATGCTGACGGTGGTGGCCTGCCAGTCGGCGGTGAGGCGGTCCAGGCGGGCGGCCTCAAACCTGCGTTTTTGCACGCGCGCGGCCGGCGCGATGCGCTGGGCCAGCCACTGGCGGGTGTTGGTGAAGATGCTCATCTTCCAAACCTCACGTAGACGCGGCGCTTGTCGGGCAGCCCGGCCGCCACGGCGGCGGCGGCGTCCTCGCCCTTGACTTCGGCGCGGTATTTGTCGCGCAGGCTCAGCAGATCCGCCATGGGGATGTGCTTCAGGGTGCGGCCGGCAATGCTGTACTCCAGCGTGGCGCTGCTGGCCCGGCCCTCGATCACGGCCTCGATGGCGTCCAGCGTCTTGCGAGCGTGGCTGCGGGCATCGAAGGTGCTGGCCGCAAAGGCATTGCGCACCGTGATGCGGCCTTCGCCCACGGTGTAGATCTCGCCGGCCTTGCTGACCCGGGCGCGCCAGTCGTAGCTGCCGGCGGCGTAGCCTGCGGTGGTGGCGGCGCTGACGGTGACGGCGTGGTTGTCGCCCGACGCGCTGGCGTTGATGGTGATCTTGGCCGCGGCGTTGATGAGCGTGTAGCTCAGGGCCCATCCCGCGCTGGCGGGGTAGTCGGCCAGGGTGCGGGTCCAGCGCCAGGTGTCGCCGGCGTTGGCGGTGGTGGGCTCAATGGTGGGTATGTCGGCCATGCGGTGGGGCGCCTTTGGGCTGGTGAGCGGGCGCGGTTGGCGCCGAATATGGGCCCGGTGGTGTCAAGCGCGTAAGGCACGCCGCTAGACGGTTTCTCCCTCACACAGGATTTGATAGATGCGCTGCCGGCTGAGGCCGTAGCGGCGGCACAGCAAGCCGATGCGCTCGCCGTTGCGGTGGTCGCGCCGAATGGCGGCGTTGCGGCTGCTGGTGCCTTCGCCGGCACGGCGGGCGATGTAGCAGCGGTCCCGGCCCCACATCTCACGCACGTCGCGGTCGATCTGCAGGGCCAGCGCGGCGCTGAAGCCGGGGCTGAGCTGCACCACTCTGCGCAGGATGTCGGACACGATATCGTCACTGGCGCCGGCTTCGTCCCAGGGCATGCGCGGGGGCTCTTGGGGCGGCTGCGGGGTGGGAGCCTGGGCCGCTGCTGGGGGCCGATAAGTGGGCGGCTTGGGCTTGGGCATGACGAGGGCTCAGCGCTTGTAGTTGATGGAGAACCGCGGGCGCGGGGCGGGGATGGGCGGCAGCGGCACGGCGGGCGGCCTGGGTGAAACGCTCAGGGACGGCAACGGGGACGGGGACGGGGACGGGGACGGGGACGGGGACGGCACTGCAGCTGCCGGCACTTCGACCTGGTCGAACAGGCTGCGCTCTTCCACCCGGTGCTGCCACTTGGCCCAGTCGCCCTCTTTCCAGCGGTCAATGCCCGACAGGTGCGCGGCGGCCAGGGCGTAGACGGCGCAGTCCAGCGCCTCGTTGCGGCGGCCGGCGGGCTTGACCCACTCCAGGCGCGGGCGGCCTTTGACGTATTTGGTGACCAGGCGCTCAGCCGTCAGCTGCTCAAAGACCTCGGGCGGCAGGTGGCGGCTTAAGTGCACGTACCCGGGGCCGGGCGCCTCGTTGCGCAGGCGGCCGTAGATCTCGGCCTTGGCGGTGTCGGTGCCGATGGGGAACAGCTTGACGCCACCCTTGAGCTTGGTGCCGCGCCAGGACACGTCCTGGTCGGTGGCCTTGCCGAGGATGGCCTTGCCGGCCTGGCTCTGACCCTTCACCGCGTAGACGTGCGCGTGCTGGTGGGCGCGGGTGTAGGCGTACACCGCCTGGGTGTGGTGGCCACCCGAGTCGATCATGCATGCCAGCAGCGGCACCGGCCGGCCGCTGGCGTGCAGCACGGGCGTGCGGCGGTACTCGGTCAGGCGTGCCCAGGGGCTGCCGGGCTCTTGCTCGCCCTGGCCCGGGTCGCCGTAGAAGACGGCGCGGTCGACCAGCTGGCGCTCCATGCCCCGGCCCCAGGCCCAGAGGTAGGCCTCGAGGCGGTCGCCCTGGGTGTCCACGCCCATGGTCATGACGAAGTGCCCCCAGTGCACCTGGCGCAGCGGGATGTCGGCCGCGCGCTTGCGCAGGGCGTGCTCATCGGCGCGGTCGCCTTGCTCCTCGAAGGTCTCGGCCAGGCGGGTGTTGACGAACACGCGCAGCAGGCTGATGTCGCCCGTGCGGCTGGCGGTGATGGCGGTCTCCCACTCGGTCACCAGCGTGGCCCAGCTCAGCCAGCCCAGCGGGCTGTAGAGGCTGCTGAGCTGAAAGCCGCGGATGCGCCCGGCAGCGGCGCCCAGGTTCTCAGCCACCCAGCGGCCACCGGCCAGCATGGCGGGCTTGTGGTGCTCGCGGATCTCGGCGCCGCAGCTGCGGCACACGTAGCGCACGGAGTCGGGCAGCGCGCGGCCTTCGGCGTCGCGGTCCCACTTCAGGCCGTGGGGCTTGTCGGTGCCCCAGTCGAGTGGCTGCAGATCCTGGCAGTGCGGGCAGGGTAGGTGGTAGCGGCAGCGGTCGCTGGCGAGGTAGCGGGCCTCGATGCGGCTGAAGTCTTTGGTGGTGGGCGTGCTGGTGAGCAGGCGCTTGCGGCGGCTGAAGGTGGACTGGCGGGCTTCGGCCAGCTTGATGGGGTCACCCTCGCCGTCCACGTCAATCGGGTAGCCGTCGATCTCGTCCAGAAACAAGTCGCGCACGGGCATGGAGCGCAGGCCCGCGGCGCTGTTGGCGCCAGCGACGGCCATGAAACCGCCCGCGAATTCCTTGAGCAGGGTGGTGTTGGCGTCATCCCGGCTGCGGTTCTCGCGCACCTTGCGGCGCAGCGCGGGGCTCTCCTCGATCATGGGCGCCAGGCGCTGGCGGCTGTAGCGCTTGGCCATGTCGATGGTGGGCTGCACGATCATCACCGGCCCGGGGTTGGTGTCCACCAGGTAGCCCAGCCAGTTGGAGCCGATGCGCGTCTTGCCGGTCTGCGCGCCCCACATCAGCACCACCTCTTCCACGG